TATGTATTGGGATTCCAACAACATGGTTGGTAAGCATGACGCTACTAGCATTGAGGTGTCTTTTGAATTTCAAGGATCAAGGAAGCGATTTGCACTTGACCCCACAAAAGTGGTGTATGATATTCAGAAGGATATTGCTCATGTTGAACCTGTTAAGAGTTTGGCACAATTTGGAAGTCCTGTTGTTGCGGATGTGACCACGGGTAATTCAGTCATCATGTTTACCCCAGACAAAATGATGAATGGTGCATGTGTGGAAAGATCAGGCAGCAACATTGTTTACACGGTGCCCACTGAGAAAGGGGTGTGTGGATCACCTGTGTTGCAACACAACAAGGTGGTAGCTATGCACATCATTGGCAATACTACTGAGCAAGCTGGAGCTAGTGTTCCGCTCAGGAATGAGGGTGTTGAATTGGCAGCACTCTCAAACCTTTTTCAGTAGGCCCCGTGACACCACTGCAAGGTGTCACAAACAGGGCCGCGTTTCTGGGAATACGCGACCCTGTTATTGGGGGTCCTGCATCTGTCGCTGTTGGAACGGTGGACGTTTTAGGTCCGGTGTTTGATTATGTGGGACGCGTGAAGCGTACCACTGTGTATAAAGACACAGGATTGAACGTTAACTTTCAACAGTTTTTGAAAGAGACAGGTCGTGAGATACCCTTGGCATTTAAATACGCTAATGCCAATATTGATGCGGAAAAACCATCGGTTGCCAAATATGGAAAAACAGCACCCGTCTTTGACAATGAAGCTCTGAGATTTGCAGTTTCATGTGTTAGGCAACACTTTAGACCTTCTATGGGCGGTGCGTTGATTATGACCACAGATGAGGTTATTGATGAATTAGATCTCAGTACCTCACCAGGATACCCAGTTAATCTCAAATATCCCACTAAGCGATTATTTCTTGAAGATCCTAGAGCACGAAAGTACATTGATGAGTTCGAAAGACAGGTCACTAACTGTGAAATGCAGTGGGTGCCTTTATGGACAAGCTCAGTGAAAGCTGAAATACGCCCAATGGAGAAATTGCTCGCAAACAAGTTACGAACGTTTTGTGCTGGACCAATTGAGTTGACTGTGTTGTTGAATAAATATTTTTTTGGACATGAATACACGATTTTATGATGCTGG